GAGATTGGTATAAAGAAGAAAAGAATATTGAATTAAAAGATTGGGATAGACCTACAACACCAGAAGAGTTTGTTCTTAATCCTTTATTTGAAAGTTGTGCTTGGAGAACTGGTTTTAGAGAACTTAGACCAGATGAGAAACTTATGAATGGCGATGCACTATTGATGTCTATTGGATCTGCTGGTTTAAATCATGTAGCTATTTTCTTAGATGGAGATGTTTTACATCATTTAACCGATAGACTATCTTGTAGAGAATCTTATTCTCAATGGTTATTAAAATGCACAGGAGGGAGGTATCGTTATGTTGCGTAAAGTAAAACTATATGGCGAACTTGCTGAATTTGTAGGGCACAAAGAGTTTGAGATAAAAGCTGAAACACTATCTAAGGCTGTGAGTTTTTTAATAAATAATTTTGATGGAATAGAAAAATTTATGAGTCCTAGATACTATCAAGTAAAAATAGGAAACTATACAATAAGTGAAGATGAAGTAAATCACCCCATAGGACAACAGGATATTCATTTTGTACCTGTTATTGCTGGTGCTGGTAGAGGCACAGGAAAAATATTACTTGGTGCAGCGTTGATAGGACTAGCAATAATAAATCCATCAGTAGGTTTCGGACTTGGACCACAAGGACTTGGAGGTGGATTCGCAACTGCATCTGGAGCATTTAGTATTACAGCTTTTGCAGGAAATATCGGTATAGGTTTAGTTTTGATGGGAGTGTCTGAAATGCTAACTCCCTTGCCAAAGCAAAAAGATTTTTCTAGTGAGCAAGACCCAAGACTGTCATATAATTTTTCTGGAACTCAAAATACTTCTAGGGCTGGAACTCCCGTGCCAATCTGTTACGGAGAGATTATCACTGGATCGGTAGTTATATCTGGAGCAGTTGATACTCAACAGGTACAGGCATGACAAAGAAAACTATCAGAGGTGCTGGTGGTCCTCCTTCTCCTCCTACCCCACCCCAACCAACCAGAGCACCCGATACGTTACATAGCAGACAGTTTGCTACATTTTTAGATTTAATATCAGAAGGAGAAATAGAAGGTTTTGCTTCAGCATCAAAAGAAGGACTTACTCAGGGAACAACTGCATATAATAACGCTGCATTAAAAGATGTATTTTTAAATGACACACCAGTATTAAAAGCAACAGCTAACTCCTCTAACCCTGCAACTACTGATTTTAACTTTCAAGATGTAGGTTTTACTCCCAGGTTTGGAACTGCAAACCAGACAAAGGTAGATGGAATTGAAAGCAGTTCTTCAGTCACAGCAGTAGGTGTAACTGTCACAGCTTCAACTCCCGTTACACGACAGATAACAAATTCAAATGTCGATGCGGTAAACGTAACTGTCACTTTTAATCAACTTCAAAGAGCAACAGAACAGGGAGATTTGTTAGGCACAAGTGTTCAATTAAAGATAGCCGTTCAATATAACTCTGGTGGATTCACAGATGTTATTGACGATACCATTACAGGTAGAAGTGCTGACGCATATCAAAGAGATTACAGAGTAAATCTTACAGGTGCTTTTCCTGCCGATATAAGAGTTACAAGAGTTACGGCAGATAGCACAGACTCCAGCTTGGTTGATGCTTTTGCATGGACAAGTTTTGGTGAAATAATTGACGATGCAAATACTTATCCAGACAGTGCCTATGCTGCTGTTCGTTTGGACTCAATGCAGTTTAGTTCAATACCTACAAGAAAATATAGAGTAAGAGGAGTCAAAGTAAGAATACCAGGTGCAGGAGCCAGTGGATCTGGTACACCAAGTATTGATTCCGTTACTGGTCGCATAATCTACCCCGATGGATATATTTTTAATGGTGTTATGGGTGCTGCTCAATGGTGTTCATGCCCTGCAATGGTGTTACTAGATTTACTTACAACTTCGAGATACGGATTTGGAGATCATATAACAGATAGCAGCCTTGACTTATTCTCTTTTGTTAATGCCAGTAAGTTTGCAAATACATTGGTATCAGATGGATTAGGAGGACAGGAAGCTAGATTTAGTTGTAATGTAAATATCCAAAATAGTGGCGAGGCATTTACTTTAATAAATGAGTTAGCTGGTGTTATGAGGTGTATGCCGATATGGTCTGCTGGTTCAATAACACTTACACAGGACAAACCAACCGATGCAAGTTATTTATTTAATTTATCGAATGTAGGCGAGGGTGGATTCAATTACTCAGGTAGCAGTTTAAAGACAAGACACAGTGTAGTGGCTGTTTCCTACTTCAACATGGATAGTAAAGAAATAGATTTTGAGGTTTATGAAGATACCGCATTGATAGCCAAGATAGGCACAGTGATTAAGCAAGTAAAAGCATTTGCGTGTACCAGCCGAGGCCAAGCTCGAAGATTGGCAAAAGCAATCGTTTTCTCAGAAAATAATGAAAGTGAGGTTGTAGCATTTACAACATCAATAGATTCTGGTGTAGTTGTGCGACCTGGTGCGGTAATTGATATAGCAGATCCAGTAAGATCAGGAGTTCGCAGAGGCGGAAGAGTAAATACAGCAACCACTACTCAGATAACTGTAGATGATTCTGCTGCCACAGATTTACCAACAGCTAACAACCCAACTTTAAGTGTCATACTTCCCAATGGAACGGTAGAGACAAAAGGTGTTCAATCCATATCTGGAGCAGTTATTACAGTATCTTCTGCTTTTTCACAGGCTCCAAATGCAAATACAGTATGGCTTTTGCAAAATGATACAGTACAAGCCCAAAAATTTAGAGTAATAACAGTCGAAGAACAAGATGGATTAGTCTATGCGATTACTGCTTTATCTTATGTAAATGCAAAATATACCTTTATAGAAGATGGTGCAAGTTTGCCAGCAAGAGCAGTATCAATTCTTAATCTTCCAAAAGATCCTCCATCAGCACTACAGGCTGAAGAAAAAATTGTTGTCATAAATAACCAAGCTGTATCTAAATTAATCCTTAGTTGGCAACCTATTGTCGGTGTTACGCAGTATCAAGTGAACTATAGATTTAACAATGGTAACTTCATATCTCAAACTGTATCTGCTCCTGATTTTGAAATATTTGATAGTGACGTTGGAACGTATGAGTTTCAGGTATTTAGCTATAATACAGCATTACAGACAAGTGCTACTTCTGCTAACTTAACTTTTGTTGCACAAGGTAAAACTGCATTACCAGCAAATGTTACTGGTTTGACGGCAGAACCTATTAGCGAAAAATTAGTAAGATTACGTTGGAATTTATCTACTGATGTTGACGTTACTCATGGTGGTCGTGTTTTTGTAAGACACTCTACAAAAACAGATGGAAGCGGTACATTTTCTAATTCTGTTGATTTGATTGAAGCACTTGCAGGTAATACGACAACTGCTGAAGTTCCATATCTTGAAGGAGAATATATTTTAAAATTTCAAGATGATGGAGGTAGATTATGTGCTGGTGAAACAAGTGTAATTATTGATCTTCCTGATAACCAAGCACCTTTAATTACACAGACCAGAAGAGAAGACTTAGATAGTCCTAAGTTTCAAGGAACAAAAACCAGTATTGATTTTGATTCTGCTACAGGGACTATTAACTTAGCTGGTTCTGGTTTGTTTGATACGATTACAGACTTTGACCTTGTAGGTTCATTAGATGACTTTGGTGGTATTGCAAGTTCTGGTACTTATGATTTTGGAGGAGCAGCAGGTAGTACAACTTTAGATTTAGGTGGCGTGTTCAGTCTCGATCTCAAACGTCACTTCCTAACAGAAGGTTTCTATCCATCAGATTTATTTGATTCTAGAGGTTTGATTGATGATATTACAGACTTTGATGGAGCTACAGCTACAGAGGTCAATGCTGAAATGTTAGTAAGAGTTACGCAAGATAATCCTGGTTCTGGATCTCCTACTTATTCTGATTTTCAGACTTTTGCAAATGGTACTTATAAAGGCAGAGGATTTCAATTTAGGGCTAAGTTAACAAGTAATGATACTGCACAGGATATAAGAGTTTCACAGTTAGGCTATACAGCATCTTTACAGAGAAGAACAGAACAAGGTAATCTAACAGCAAGCGGAGCAGGTGCAAAGGCTGTTACTTTCACTCATCCGTTCTTTACTGGAACGTCAGTATTACTTGGAGCAAATTCCAATTTACCCTCTATTGGTCCTCCTCCT